TATCCAGCATCCTTAGAGAACATATTAGGTTTCTCTTTCTCACCGGCAGAATCACCTCCCTTCTCTGCCTCTTCTTTCTCATCATGAGTTCCAGCTTTGATAGCTGCATCTCTTGTATCTTTTGATTTGAATACTGATACTTTACCAGTAGATTTGTTGATAGCTGTGAAAGATTCTTCTTTCAAAAAATTTGTTAACTTTATCATATCAATAATATTATTTTCCTAATCGTCTATTAACTTCGTCAATATCCAAATCAGACATTTCATAATACCTATTTAAAATATTGCCCATATCTTCATATAAAGCATGTAACCTCTCATCCATTTGTCTTGCTTCAGAAGCAATCTTTTCGAATGATTTATCCATTTTCTCTAATTCACTTAGATTACGTTTAATAGTTACCTTATCGAACCAATCATCCGATTCACCTAATAGTAATGCTTTAGAAGCTTCTACGATTCCACCTAAAGTTTCTGCTACCTCTACGATATCAGATTTTCTTTTCATTTGCTCATCAAAACTTTTGTAAGTTGAGATAACTTCTAAAAAGTGTTTTTTAGTTTCGTTACTTAGTGGCTTATTAGCATCAAGTGATTCTGATAAACTAAATTTACCATCAACAATCTTTACTTCGTTGATATTAGTTTTACGGATATCATTGTATCCTTTGCTTACGTTTTTACCTTGTTTAGAATCGACTTTAAATTCGATTTTGTTTTCGGTAACGTATTTGTATATGTCAAATCCTTTTTTCATTATGATAATTCCGTTATAATTTCTCTCATTAAACTTTCTGCTTTACAAAAATCTCCACAAACATCGGTACCAATTTTCTTTATTACCGATTCGTTCATAGGAGTCATAAATGCACCATGTGTAGATGGGTTGGATACGAAGTCCCAACCGATTAATTCAAAATCTTCACCAACTTCCACTTTACCTTCTCCAATATTACTAACCGAACCCATACCTCTTGATGAGATACCTAATAGGATACCAGCTCTTAATAATTCTTTTAGAATATTTCCAGAAGGAGTAGGTAAAATTTCAACTGTACCTACAACATCATTACCTTCCCAATGTACTTCTCTGATATTATGAGATACATTCTTTAGGTTTATAACCGAAGAATCTGGGTGGTCTAACTCACCTAATGCTCTTCGTTCCTTAATAAGGGTTTGATATTTATTTACTTCTCTTTCTAATATATTTCTTGGGTACACTCTACCGTTTTGGTTTTCTGCACCAGAACGTTGAAGAACTCCCTTAACCAATGTTCTACCAGAAGCATCTTCATTAACACTACCTTTAAACAAATTAGTTTCTATAATTAAATTTTTCATTTCGTTCCTTTGTTATTTGTTGTACATTGTTACCAATGTATCAAACTCAGCTTTTACACCATCAGTTAATACATTTTGAATACCTTCATTAACCAATACATCAATTACATCCTTTGTTTCAAATTTACTATTTAGTATATTTTCAACAATAGGTCTTTCCATAAATGTAATTACCTCAAATGCCAATTCCTTTGATAACACTTCACCGAATTGTTGAATCATATTCTTTTGAACTGGGTTGTTAGGTTTACCTGCTATCGCAGATACTAATTTTAATCTATCTGAAAGTTTACCTTTCTTAACGAATTGATATAGTTTCTCAATGTCTAATTTATTATCATCAACAAACTTTTGAACTGCGTTTTTGTTCAAACCAGTATATCCACCAATTTCCATTGCAGTTCTTGATGCAGATTCGTTTACTGATTCCATTAAACCAATTGCTGTACTACCAACAACTCTTTCAGCACCATCTGCATATTTCTTATTTAGGATTGCAATCTTAGTAGGTTTATCAATTAGATACATTGGTAACATATTTGTAGAGAATGAATATTTGATTCCATTCTTCTTTAACTCACTACCAATATCCATAAATGATTTAGAATCTTTTACGATATCAGCAAGTTTATCTAACATTACATCATGTTTACCTTCAGTAACTATTGATTCGTTACATCCACCACAACCACAACCACATCCAACTGATTCGTTTTTCTTATTTATCGCTTTACCAGCTTTTACAGCATCCTTATGTGCTTGTGAATTACCATGTGCGGGTTTCTCACCTCTAGCTTTCTTAGCTCTTATGTTTGCCCATAGACCTGGCTTTTCTTCATTAACATCATCTTCAGCCGTTTTACCAGCTCTCAGTGCTGCTAAATCAGATGCTTCAATCTCACCATCACCATCAACATCTAATTTATGTTGGTCTCCTTTAAGAGCTTCATTCTTTTCACCCTTTGCATCCCAAGCGTTATCTATTTTGTTAAAAAATGCTTTCTTTTCCTCATCACTCATAGATGGGATAGATTTACCTGCTTTTTCTAATGCTTTCTTAAAAAACAATTTGTAATCAGCTTCTTCAGCCATTACTGTTTTTAGGGTTTCTTTAATCTGGTCTTTGGTGATATCCATAGTTGTTATTCCTATTAAAAGTTTTGTATTGAAGTTGCAATACTATTTAACCTCTCTCTAATCTTTGAAAGAGTTTTTTGAGTACGTTTCCAGTATTGGTCTGATTCCAATCCGCCTTCTTTTTTTATTTTACCATACCAACCTACAAACTTTTCGATTTCCGAAAGTTGTTTGTTGACATTTGAAATTCCTCTACCAATTTTTGCTTTTGGTGAGGATTCATCTTTTCTTAACTCATGCCAACGATTTTCGTTAACCTTTTTGTATCCAGTTGATTGATTGATTTTTTTTGTATGAGAATCATCAGGCTCAGCATCCTCATCATCACCATTTGTACGTTTAAACGCATTTGGGGTGTTGTATCCAGCTACATCACCAGAAGTAGTTGCTTCCTCAATATCCAACTCATCGTTTTCAATTTCAGCAATTAGTTCTTCGATATATTTCTTTAAATTATTTTCCATTAACCTTACTCTTCAACTCTTTAATTAATTCGTATGAAATCATTAATGATGAAACGTGGTTATCGGAAACTACTTTACCAATTTTGGTTTTAGATAAAACTGATACAGTTTCAGCTAATTTAATTTTGGTTACTTTATCGTTTATAGATTTACCCAATGATTTCATCTCAGAAATGATTTTAGGAATTTCTTTTTCAATGAACGATTTAAATCCAGTTGTGTTGGATAGGTTATTGATATATTCCTTTAATAAATTTTTCTGATTATCATCTAAGTTGGAATACTTTTCATTGAAAGTTTCTACCAATATTTTATAAGTAAGTAAACGTAAATCTTTATCTTGCTTTTTATAAGCCTCAACCACTTTATCGGATTCTTTCGATTCAACTAATTTAGTTGGCTTTGATGTAATGTTTTCGATTAGGGTAATCTTCGAATTAAATACATCCTTTACATCGTAATCTACATAGTTCTTAGATTCAAATATTTTATATATAGAAGCTAATACCTTATAGTTTGATATAGGTGAAGATAAGAACTCATCCATATTGAATGATTCGTTAATCTTTTTAATAAGATTATATTTTTCTTTTTGCAGATTTTTTTGATTAATTCTACTGTGAGCTTCATTGATTGTATCAATAAACTTTTCGGCTCTAGTTTCTGAATTATACTTCTCCTTTAACAATAGGTCGTATAATCTAAGTTCTTTGTTTAGCTCAGTTTTAGCTGAGAAGAACTCACTTACTATAGCCTTAGCCGTTTCAGTAGTATCACCATTAAGAACCTCTAAAGTGATTTGCCTCACTAAAAGTTCAAAAAGAATACCGGTATTCTTAAATTTTGAATGTTTTACTCTCTTCATTACGTTATTTACCCTATAATAATATATTCCTATACGAAAGTTTATCGTATATAAATATAAGTTTTATTTTATTTATTAAATTTTTCCTCGTCTAACAAATTACTATCACTTAAAAAGTCGGTTTTTTCAGTAATTACTTTCTTTTTAGGAGATATACCATTCACATATTCTTTTGCGAATTTGCTAGCTTTTCTACTAACCTTTACTTCATTTTTCTTTAAAGCTTTTTGATTTTCCTTAGCACCTAATGGGTCTCTACCATATGGGTGTTTATCTTTACCATAGGTGTTACCTTCCTTTGGTCTGCCACCCTTATCAACTGATAACGATGTTTTAAGTTCTTCTAATTCATCCTCTACTCCCATAGGTTCACTCTCCATTGCAGGGTCATTACCCTCATCTTCAATGGAACGATATCTGAATCTATCTTTAAGGTCATTAACCATTTGAGTTTTTTGATAATCAATCTCATCCTTACTCATATTAAAGATGTTTTCATATGCCCACTCTTTTGAAATCATATTCAACTGAGTAATATCGGAAACCAATCTAACTTTTTCACTCCAAAGGTTTACCTTCTCTTGCTCATAAATTGTAGATGGGTTAACTAAGTTTAATTCAAAATCAACCATTTCCGGTCCTTCAATACCCTGTGCAGCTAAATGTACAACAGCTAACTTAGTAAGTTCAGATACCAATGTTCTTTGGATTCTCTCAATTGTTCTTGCAAATCTTACATCTTCTGCAGCAAGAGTTGCTTTACCATTTACATTCTCATCGTATCCCAAATATGCTTTTGGAATTTTTAGAGCTGCAAATAGTTTATTCTTTAAGTAATCGATATCCTCAATAGCGGTATAAGTTAAACCACCTAATGTATCAATCTCAGTACCACTATCACCACCTCTAACAGGTAAGAAGAAATCTTCAGTTAAGTTTTGAATGTTGTACTTTAAGTTGTAATCACCAGTATTCTTATCAATGAATGGAGTTTTCTTCATTTTATTGATAATCTTCTGCATGTAGTTATCAACTTCAGTTGGAGGAATGTTACCAATATCGATTTTGAAAACTCTCTTATCCGGTGCTCTCATAATTCTATGAATTAACATAGCATCTTCCATAAGAGAAACTTGCTTCCAAATTCTTCTACCATTTTCAATCATTGCCTTTCCATAAGGAAGGAAGTTGGTATCTGATAATAATCTGAAGTGTACCATTTCAAAGTTTTCGTATTCACCTTTACCATTTGGGTCGTGATTAACTTTGAACTTAACATAGTTTGGGTTTATTGGGTCAGTATTTTCCAATCTCTCAGTTTCATAAACTGGTAGTGGTTGTACATTGATAATTCCCTTACCTTCAGCAATTTCTATTGATAAAAAGAAATCACCATACTTAACCATATTACGAGTCCAAGCCCATAGGTTAAATTCTACATTAAGAATATCATAGAAAAGATTTTCTAATAATTCTTTTACTTTTTCATTCTGAGTTTTGATTTGAATAACATCACCAAATTCATTCTTTAGTGTTGATTCATCTGCGTATATATCCAATGCAGATGAAATAATAGGGTCATTATCCATTGCATCGTAATCTCTAAATAATTCTCTACGGACCTGATGATAAGCCATTGATTGAGCTGCCATCTGGTCTCCATAGAACGAACGTTGTAGTTTTGTGTACCTATCCCTTAAATTCATTAAGTTAGTACTACCCTGCTGTCTATCATCCGTATCCTTAACTGTCCTCTTACCATCCTTGTCAACAACGACTACGGCTTGGGTAGAGAAAAGTTTAGTTAACTTTTGAAAAAATGAACTATTTTGTTGTTCTGCCATTCTACTTTTCTTTATTTAATAATCTAACTAAGATACAAAAAAATATTAATATATCCTAATTTATTTACCATGCTTTACAACTCCAATATCTTGCTCCAGTTCTTGGACCAGGGTTATCACAATTATGTCTTGCCCTAAATGCTTTTTTTCGTTCTGGGTTATCTTTCTTAATTCTCATAGTTTTCTCACCTGCTTTTTTAGCTGATGTTCCACCATGTCCGAAATTAACCTTCACAACATTTCCTTTTGGATTCTTAACATAAACCTTAAACTTCTTTACATCACCTGCCATCGGTTTGTTGAGTTTTACCTCTCTACCTTGATATTCAGCTTCGTTTACATCCGGCTTATATTCTTTTATGAATTCTAAAAATTCTTTTAAATCATCATGGTTTTCTACATCATATTCAAAGATATCATCTTCGAATTGCTTTGTAAAATCATCATAAAGTTCTTTAGTTGTATTATCCATAATAAATCCTATACTATATAAATATAAAAAAATTGATTTATAACCAATTTGTTAAGTCTTCGTGAGTACCATCTCCAATATCCATTTTCCAAGGATTATCATCGATATCATTACCACCATATATACCAGTATAAGTATGAGATGAAATACTGTTAATAGCCTGTTTGGTTAAATCAACACCTTCTTGTCTTAACCTAAGAGCAGTATCTCTAACCCATAATCCAATTGCAAGTGCCATAACTAAATCATCGTTATAACCTCGCATTGCTTCAGCTCTTCCATTATTCCATATGAATGTAAACATCTCATCAATCGTTCTTACTGAACGTAATGTGATTGATTTATCTCTTATGTACTCTTCCAACTTTGAGATGATTAGAGGACGTGTTCTGGATGTTGTGGAGAACCCTGCTACTTGGTTCCTATCTTGCGAGCGATATTTATTTGTAAATTGATTACCAGCATCCACATATTTTATATCCTTATCAGTATAATATAGATTGGAATAATTTCTATCAATTACTTGTTGTATTGCAGCCCAACCAATATTAGCGTTTTCAATTACTAATAGTGCGTTATTATATTCAGTTGATAATGCTACTAAGAAGTTTCCAAAATCTTTTGTATCCAACTTACCTTTATATTCGGCAACCTGAGTTGATGCCACCACATCAATAACATGAGCGGTGGAGAAATCCGATGAATCTCCCCTCGCAACATCAGCTACAACTATGTATGATTTATTATAATCAGCATATTCCCATTTCCAAAGATTTCCATCAAACCCTGTTTTTTCGATAGGGTCTTGGACGTAAGTTTCTTTATAGAATTGTAAAAGTTGTGGGTCTATAACACTATCCCCAGACGATACAAAATCACAATCACATTCTTGTGCTGCTCCTTTAGGTCCTAATAATCTTTCTTGCTCATCTCTCCAATCTTGGTCTCTTTCAGGGTGAACTGTCCAATGTAATCTGATTGTGTTGAAATCATTTCTACCTTCTTCAGCACCTACCCAAGTTTTGTGATACCAATTACCCACACCATTTGGAGTTGATAATACAATTGCGTTACCCCCCGTAGATAATGTAGATTGAGCCGATACCCAAATCTCTTCAATCTTATCGATGAAAGCAGCCTCATCAAATACCAATAAAGATAGTGCTTCAGAACGACCAGCATCACCAGCGGCCGAAGTTGCTTTGGCTTGTGAACCATTTGCATATCTAAGTGATAGTTTGTTATCTTCTACTGTTTCCAACTTTAACCAAGATGGTAAGTATTGGTTCATTACCCTAATTTTTGTAATTAAGTTCTTTGCAACTTCTTGCTTAGTTGCAATTACCAATACGTTAAAGTCTTGATTGAATAACATTTTCCACAATGAAAAACCTGCGGTTAATGTTGAGATACCAGTTTGTCTGGATTTTAATATGATGTTATATCTATGGTCTTTAAAATCAACTAAAGTCTCTTCCTGAAAAGGATATAATTGGAATTGTATTTTTCCCCTAACTGGGTGTTGAATCATACAATACTTTTTCATAAAATAAATTGGGTCAGAAGCACACTTCTGATACTCCAATTTGATTATTTCTTTAATTGATTGCTTAGCCATAAATTATTTATTCTTACCAAATGATAATTTCCAATACATACCACCACTAATATATGGTGATAGTTGTTGTATGTTAGAATTATTTTGCACACCTAATCCTAATTGAAATATTTTATCTTTTTTAGTTTTTAGTAATAGAGATGTTGATAAGTTAGTAACCACATCTTCTCTATTGAACCCACCATTTAATCCCCAATATAATTGAGTTTTTGGTAGTTCTTTTACTATTGTAGTATTATAAATTGTTGGAATTTTAAATGTCCAATCTACATCTCTGGATATGATTGAGTTTTGTGATATGTTATCGGTTATAATACCAAATCCCAAATTTGGAGATGGTTTATTACCTAAAGAATCAGTAACCCCATTTGGAAATTCATATGAAAGATTTAAAGTATCTTTGACTTGATATGTTGCAAAGTATTTTTCTACAATAGCCAATGTATCTACATCAATTGGAATTTCAACTTCAACGGTCTTTACTTTGGTTATATATTTTGGTACATATGTAGGTACCTTTACTTCCTTAGTTACAACAACAGTATCAATAGTTTGTTTCAGTAACTCATAATCTTTCCCATCAACTTTAATGGTTTCTATTTCTTTAGTATCATTACCATCACATCCTCTCATTAACACCACAATACACAGTGCTATTATTAGGAGAGTTTTTAAATCAAATTTCTTTAACCAATTCATAATTCATATCCTTTAATTTCTCATACGCAATATTACGTTTTTCGATAACTTCGATAAGTTCTTTCTTACCATTTTCTATATCGGATTCTATTTGAGCTTTTAAAGTTTGAACATCATCATTTGATTGCCATTTTTCTACCGAACCATCATCATTTACATATTCGTGAATGTTAGATACTTCTTTAAGAGCTTGATTCCATTTTTCTAAAACATCAGTTCCGTAATCAGCCATATTAGAATATATTCTATATTCTTCATATGATTCCCATAAACCATCTTGCTTTATAATAAGTTCTCTCTTTGCTAAACAACCAGCACAATAACCAGTTTTAGAAATTAACTTTTTATCTGAATTTGAAAACTTTCCACTAACATCACAATCAGTAGCTTTACATTGGGATTGCTTCTCAATGTAATTTCTTAATTCAGACATTACGTTTGACATTTTGGATGATTTTACTCTACCAAAATCTTTTTGTTCCCAAACATTACCATCAGAATCACTCCAAATATCACCAACGTTACGTTTTACTTCTTGTTCTTTGATATCAGAGAATCCGATTTGAGTATTTTTTTCATACTCACCAGTTTGTACCATATCAGCCAACTTTCTACGAGTTGGATGCATGAACTTTCTACTAAATTTTTTATCAGCCATAACCTATTATATATTCATATATATAAGTATTCGATTTTTTACTATTCGTAAAATAATCCCAATATCTGATTTAATGGTGCGAATGTTCCAGTCAGTTTGAAAGTTTTACCACCATACACAAATACGATTCCTTCGTTTGGTACAATCTTATCCTTACCACCAATTGCGTTCAATCTTTCCAACTCCAATTTGAGTTTAGCAATCTTCTTAACATCGCCTGATTTCTTCACATCTTTAATGGTTTGGTCTAACCTCTTCTTCATATCCCTAACTGCCTTATCAGGGTTAGCTGCAAGTACTGAACTCATAAATGATAAGATATCTGCACCTATACCTAAGAAGATATCTTCGAATGGTCTGATGTTATCCTTAGCCATCTTAGCATGGTCATTTTTATCAATACCCTTAGCCCATTCCAATGTCTTTTCATCAGTAATGTTCTTCTTATCTAAACGGAATGATTTATCATAGAATGCCCATCTCTTTACCAATCCCATTAGAGTTCTATTATCTAATTTAGATGGTGATTTCTTAGTTACGAAATCAGTCCAAAAAGCTTGATGATAATCTGCGATACCATCATTATCCTTCAACTTAAATTTGGATTGAAGTTTTGAGATTTGTCCGTTGTACTTTCCTTTTAGTTTTGTTAAATCCGTTGATTTAGGTAACTCATTAATTGGTGGCCCTTGGATTGTGTAAGCTGATTGTACATCTGCATTCACTTGTTTAATCATTCCCGCAAGGATTCTTGCAGCTTCCTGATTTTCTCCAATGGCAATTCCGTCCTCGTTATATTCCATAGTCCCATGAAATACAAGTAGTGCTTGGCCATAAGGTATTACATTTACGGAAGTAGGGTAGATAACCTCCAAGTTCATAAAACAAGCACCACCCTTAAATACCTTTTCTCTTTGTTTATCAGAAAGTGATTTTATTGCTTTTGATAAATCATTCATAGCAAAGTTATAAGCTTTTTCCAATTCACCTCTACCAGCAAATTTAGTTGCTACACCATTGATATCCAAAGCATTCTCTCCCTTATTTTTTAGGTGTCCTTTGTTTCTTGCTGCAACTAATCTTCCATCTCTCCAACTAACTGCCAATGCCTGTCCATCGGTTTTTTCTCTAGCTAACTCTAGGTTACCTTCTAATGCTTTGTTTACAATATCTTTTAACTGCCCAAAAGTCAAGTTGATTTCAGTATCGAATGGGTGATTCATATGTCCATACGCACCGCCTTCGGTTAGTAGAATTTCATTTAGTAATTCTTTTAATCTTATCATTTCTTCACTTTCATTTATTGATTTATAACTCACCTTTGGATATTCCTTAGCTATCTTTAGTAAATCCTTTATACCTAACCCCACTTTTATAGTTTTAAGTTTAAAGTTCTTATCTAAATTATATAATGCTGCCACTCTATGATGTCCATCTAAAATGTAGTTATCTTTAGATATAATTACCGGTTTAGATAAATTTGATTTTTCAACATCCAAAAGTGCCTTCACTTTATCAACATTTAAATTTTTTTGAGTCATTCCAATTTTGGAAACATCTATCGTTGATGCCGATACAGATACATTATTACGTTTTAAATATGTTACAAAATCACTAACATCCTTTGAGTTGATTTGTGGCATATCTTTTCTATCTACCCCTAACGATTTGGATATACGTTTTATGGTATCTTCAGAAATACCGCCACTCAATGCATATGGTTCATTATATTGTAGTTCCTCTTTATCAAACTTTTTTCGTAACTTCTTCAATTCCTTATTATGGTCATCAATCCATTTTTGGTATGGATAACCATGTGGTGCTAGTTGTTCGGTTACAGGTTCGTAACCCCTTTTCTCAGTATCCTTTTCTTTGGATTGGTGGCCACCCATTTTATCGTCATCATCAAAATCGATAGTATCGGGTTCAGCCAATGAACCTCTTTTTGCAATTGCAGATGTTTGATGATGTTTATTAAAATCTTTTTCTAATTCTGATTGATTAGGGTCTAAGTTTACTGGCTTATACTTATCACTTATTTTAGTTGGTAATGATTCAAACTTATATTCAGGTGATGAAGTCTTGAAATCATCTTTTCTCATTATGGTTTTAGCGATTATCTTATTCGCTTGTTTCATAAATGGAATATTCAAATTTGTTCTATTATCCTTTGCTACAATCTGATTGTATTGATTAAGGAAACTTACAAATTCTTTTTTCTTCTTACCCAATCGTTTAAAGAAACCAATCAACTCAGCGTTGGTTACTTCCTTTCCGTTTCTTGGGTCGTTTAATCTATCGAAGAAATGTTTACCAGTTAGAACTACATCTACTGGTTTAAATTGTTTATCTGCAAATGTATCAATCTTCTGAAGGTCTCCCATTGGGATTTCG